ATATTAGGTCAGAGGTCGCTAAAAAAATGAATCTATTAATGAGTGGTGGATTTTCAGGCCTTATTGATTTATTCGATGAAATATGGGATTCATTAGGCTTACCATCATTTCCAGGATTACAGGAAATAGATTTAGAAGCATTAATCAGAGATAAAACAATAGAAGAATTAGAACAAGTTCAAATATTTGGATTTAGTTTATTAGATTTATTAGGCGGAGAGTTTGATGATAATGTTGAAATACCAGAGTTTCAAAAAGAAAGATTACTAAAAAGAGCAAGGGAATTTACTGAGGAATGGCAAACATATTTGGTAAAATTATGGATGCAAAAGGTAACATCGTTTTTCGATGCAATTGGATTAGGTTCAATAACTCAATGGATTACATTTAATTTCTGTAATTACCTTACATTGGTTGGGTTTCCAAAAACAATAGATTTACCAGATTCAGTACAAACATTAATTAACAATACAGAGAGTCCACTTCCAAATACAACGGAAACCTCTGATTAACTTATATAAATAGATATATGGCAAGTTTAGTAGGTTCAGATAAAACAATTAAGGGTAATTTAACTCAGGCAAGAATTGTATCCAAGAAAAAACCTTGGAGAGATTTTGACTTAAATTTTATACCGCATCCAGTACGAAAGGATATAACACCTTTAAAAGATGATAATGCGATAAAGCAGGCAGTAAGAAATTTACTAGTAAGTAATTTTTTTGATAGACCATTCCAACCAGAATTGGGTGCTAATTTAAAAGGTCTACTTTTTGAACCAGCAGATTATATTACACGAATTGATATTAAAGATGGAATACATAATGTTTTAACAAAATATGAACCAAGAATACAGCTGTTAGGAATTAATGTTATCGATTTAGAAGAACAAAATTCATATCAGATTACAGTTGTATTTAGAATAAAAGAATATGATACTGAGGAATCAGTAGAAATAGTATTAAGAAGGTTAAGATAAATGGCAAATAATTTAAATGTAACAGAATTAGATTTTGATGAAATAAAGCAAAATCTTAAAAATTATCTCAAACAACAATCAGAATTTAATGATTACGATTTTGATGGCTCTGGTATGAGTGTACTATTAGATGTTTTATCATATAATACACATTATAATGCCTTAAATGCTCACTATTCTCTTAATGAAGCATTCCTTGATTCAGCACAAATTCGTGGTAATGTAGTCACAAGAGCAAAATTATTAGGATATACTCCAAGGTCCACATTATCTCCAAGAGCCGTTGTTAATATTGTGGTACTTGTTTCTAATGCAGATGGACAAGCCACACCTACTCTCACAGTACCTAGAGGAGCAAAGTTAAATACATTATTACCTAGTGATTCATCAGAATTTCAATATGTTGTTTTTGAGGAACAACAGGCAGTTGGAGTTGCTGTTGTTATTGCTGGTGTTAATTATGTTCAATATACATTTTCCAATGTGGTAATAGTTGAAGGCACAGTAAGAGAATTAAAATATAGAGTTGATAATGATATAGAAAATCAAAAATTTCAATTATCAGATTTTAATGCCGATACCTCAACATTAAAAGTAAGAGTACAAACAAATGAAGAAGAAGAAGCATTTGATATTTTTACACCATTTGAATCATTAAGGAATGTTAACTCAGCAAGTAAAGTTTATTATTTACAAGAAAATTCCTCTGGTTATTACGAAATATATTTTGGTGATGGTGTTACCGGATTTAAGCCATCAAATAATAATATTGTAACAGTTGATTATATTATAACTGAAGGTAAAGAATCTAATGGTGCTAATACCTTTACCATGGTAGATAATATAGGAGGCTTTTCAAATATAACAGTCACTACTGTTACGGCTTCAGTAGGTGGTGCAGACCAAGAAACACTTGAATCAATAAGATTTAATGCACCATTAACATTTACAACACAAAACAGAGCTGTAACATCAGAGGATTATGCAGCAATTATTAAAAAGGAATTTAGTAATATTGATTCCATATCAACATGGGGTGGAGAAGATAATGACCCACCAGAATATGGAAAGGTTTATGTTGCCGTAAAACCTTTACTTTCAGCATCACTTACTGAATCAGAAAAAAATGATATTACTGGTTCGATATTGAAAGGTAAAAATGTTGTTTCAATAACACCCGAGATTGTTGACCCTAATTTTACAAATTTGGAATTAGATGTAAACTTTAAATATAATCCAAACCTAACAGACAGAAGTGCTGTTGAATTGGATTCATTAGTAAGAGATACAGTATCAGATTACAATTTCAATAACCTAAATAAATTTGATGGTGTATTCAGACATTCACAATTAACAAGAGCAATTGATAATTCAGACCCAGCAATATTAAATACAATTGTACGACCAAGAATGTTTCAAGAGATTACACCTGTAAACAATGCAAATAATAGTTTTAGCTTATCTTTTGTTGCTCCTTTTTATCAAAGTGGAGATTCAACTAAGTTTATTTTAAGTTCAAATGCATTTAAGATTAATAATGTCGATCATTTCTTTGGTGATACACCGATATCAGGTTCAACAAACAGAACAGTCATCATATATAAAGTCGTCAATAATATAAATGTTACTACAATTGCAGATGCTGGAGTAATCGATGTATTAAAAGGAACCGTTGTTTTAAATAATTTTAGACCTGATACAACAGATAAAATAAAATTAACTATATTACCTAATTCTTTAGACCTTGCTCCAAAGAGAGACCAATTAATATCAATTGATAATAATAGTGTAGTCATAACACCAGAAATTGATACAATTGCAGTAGCAGGTTCTGCAGGAAGTATTAATTATAACACAACATCAAGATTTAAATAATGGCTCATAAAACTACATTGACTCCAGGTGCGATTGAAGTCGAACACGGAAGTTTAAAAGAAACAAGAGAAAATATTCGTATTAATCAATTAATACCTTCTGAAATATTAGAAAATAAAGAGCAATTAACAAAATTTTTAGAAGCATATTATACGTTCATGAATATGGACGAATTTATTTATCAAGAAAATGAAAGTTTTGATGAGGTAGTATTAAATAATCAAGCACAATTTAGAATACCCGACCCACGCAATGAAAATAATAGATTTTTCACTGATGAAACAGGCGCAGATTCTACATTGGTACTTACAGCGCCAAATGGTACAACAACACCTATACCATTATCAGATATTAATGTAGCAATTACAAATGGTAATGAATTGCCCGGTTCACTTGCAACATCAACATCTGAAATAGGTAAGACATTTACAGTTAATGGTCTGAGTGGATATAATAACTATACTGCGAGATTAACTACAATTGTTAAATATTGGGTTGGACCAGGACCATCTTATGTAATGAATACAATTGAACAAGCAATGGATATTGATAGGAATGCTCAAAATTATTTAGAGTTGATGCAAAAAGAAATTGCAGCAACAATTCCAAGAGACATAACAGTTAATAAAAGAAATTTATATAAACAAATTATTGACTTTTATAAATTGCGTGGTTCATCAGATAGTATTGAAATATTTTTTAAAATACTTTTTAATGACGAAGTAAAAGTTGAGTTTCCATACGATAAAGTATTAATACCTTCATCTGGTAATTGGGAAGTAAATCCTGCTCTTTCTAAGGGTGGACTGTATTTAGACAATAAAGGCTTTTTATCAGATAATATTGTAGTACAAGATAGTTTAAAGTTTCAAAAGTTTGCTTATCTTATTAAAACAGGTAAAAATTTAGATGATTGGGAACTTTCATATGATAGACTTGTACATCCAGCTGGATTTGTATATTTTTCAGAAATATTAATTTTCTTACAATTAACTGGAGCAGTTTTAACTGATGCATTAACATTAAGTAGAATGCCAGGAGAGCAACCAGGTATTATAGGACCTGAAGATATTCCAGTACTTGTTGAAATGTTTGTTTCAATGTTCTTACCACAAACAACTGCTAAGATACATCGAACAGGTACACTCTCTCTTGATTTAAAATCAGGAATTATAAGTGGTACAACAGTTACATCAGGAGGGAGTGGTTATACTTCTGTTCCAACTATTACATCATCAGATTCAGGAACTCCTTCAGGATTTACAACAGCAACATTAACACCAGTTATTACTAATGGTTCATTATCAAGTATTACAATAACTGATGGTGGAAAAAATTACAATATACCAACACTTACTATTGCTGCTCCATCAGCAATTACATTCGATGGAAGTGATGATGAGGTATTAGGAACAGGTATTGTTAATCTTACGAATAATACAATTAAATTAACCACAGAACAGCAAGAGGCTTTACCTGTAGGTTCACTTGTAACATATAATACTACAGGTGGAGCAATAGGTGGTTTATCTTCGGCTCCTGGAAGTAATCAATATTATATCGTATCATCAACTGGTGGAAAAGTAAAACTTTCAGCTACTGAAGGTGGTACGGAAATTAATTTTTCAGGTGTAGGTTCTGGTACA